ATGTCGCGTAGACGTAGAAATTTCAAACGGTTCCATTCTCCCGTCGTCGAGGAAAAAGCGCTTACGCTGGAAACCTTCCCGACCGAGCTTCTTTTCGCTCCGACCCTTTCCGGCCCGAGCGTCGGGCCGCACAACGCCTTTTCCGTTCCCGCTGTCGCCTCGGCTATCCAACTTATTTCGAGCGCGATCGGAACGCTTCCCTTCAGCCTCTTTCGCCATACCGACGCGGGCGGCAAAGAGCCCGCGACCGATCATCCCGCTTTCGATCTAGTCGCCGATTCGCCGAACGATTGGACGGCTTCAAGCGACCTTCGCGCCCAACTCGCGCAAGACGCGATGTTGCACGGCAACGCCTTCGCATACACGAACAAGATTGACGGTCGCGTCGTCGAGATCATCCGGCCCGTTCCCGGCTCGGTCACGATGCTTATTAATTATGCGACTGGCGAGCCGAGCTATCGGATTAATCCCGTCGCAGGGCAGGGGAACCTAGACGGCTCGGCCGAGGCCGTTGGCGACGCAGGCGAGCCCCGCGTCCTTCCTTACGACGAAGTGATTCATGTTCGCTCGCCGCTCTCCCTCAACGGCGATACCGGCATAGCGCCTATTCAGCATGGCCGCGAAGCCATCGCCCTGGCGCTTACCCTCGAACAGCACGCGGCGCGCCTCTTTGCTAATGGCGCTCGGCCCGCTTCTGCGTTGGAGTTGCCCGCTAAACTCAATGACGCGGCCGTCGCCCGTATAGGGGCGAGCATTAATAGCGCTCATTCTGGCATGAATTCCGGCAGGACCATGATTCTGGAATCGGGCGCGAAATTCGTCCAGCTTGCCCTCTCTTCGGTCGATGCGCAGTTTGCAGAGCTTCGCCTGCAACAGCTTCACGAAATCGCGAGAATCTTCAGAGTCCCGCCGCAGATGCTCGCCGAGTATGGCCGCGCGACCTTCGCTAATAGCGAAGAGATGGCGCGCCAGTTTTTGACTTTCTGTCTTCTCCCGTGGTTGCGGAAATTCGAGACGGCTTACCGGCGCGTCCTGTTGTCGCCTGAAGAGCGCCGAACCTACAGCATCGAATTCGACACGTCCGACCTGTTGCGCGGCGACGTGAACGCTCGCGGCGAATTCATTTCGAAGCTCAGAGCCGGCGGCGTCATCACCGCAAACGAAGCTCGTCACATGGAACAGCTCCCGCGCCATGCTGACGGCGACAAATTAGAAAACCCCTACACGACCTCGGCAAAGGGACCGGCGAACAATGCGCCGGCGAATGCGTCATGACCACTACTCACAAAGCATTTCTCGGCGACCGCGAGCGCGAATTCCGTCTCTCGCCGAAGCTCGTCGAAGAGCTTCAGCGCATTACGGGTGTCGGTCTCGGCGCACTCGTCTCGCGCATCATGAACCGCACGTTCAGCTATGCCGATGTTATCGAGACTATCCGTCTCGGATTGATCGGCGGCGGAACCGAGCCGCAAGAGGCGGCGGCGCTCATTAAGGCCTACGTCGAGGGCGAACCGCTCGAACCGGCTTACCTACTCGCCTTCGATATCCTCTCGGCTCTTTGGTTCGGCGTCTCGACGAAAGACCAACTCGGCGGGGCCGCCAATGGCTGATTTCCTCGAAATCAAAGCGAACCTCTCGGTTTCCGATGCTGGCGAGATTTCCGGCATTGCTTGGCCCTATGGCTCGCCGGATCGTGTCGGCGACGTTATCGAGCCCAAGGCGTTCGCTGGCGCGCCGTCTTTGCTCCCTATGCTCTTTGCGCACGATCCGACGCAACCCGTCGGCGTTTGGAATGAGATTTCCACTAGCGGCGTCGGGCTGACTCTCAAAGGACAGTTGCTCGTCGAAGATGTCGTGCGCGCCCGCGAGGTTCGCGCACTGGTGAAGTCGGGCGCTGTTACCGGACTCTCTATCGGCTTTCGCACGAAGAGCGCCACGCCTCGCAAGGGCGGCGGTCGCATTATCAGTGCGCTCGAACTCGTCGAGTGTTCGCTCGTCACCGTTCCCTGTCATCCCGGCGCTCGGGTCACAAGCGCAAAGTCAGCTTCGGACGTATTGAAAATCGCCGAGGCAATTAACCGGGCCGCCTCGGCTCTTTCCAGAAAGTGAGAATATAAAGAATGTGTAAGCATATGCCGCTTTCGGCTTTTGATACGCCGATCGAACTTAAGAGCGGAGAGGATTTTAGTGACGACGCCTCGGACGTCGTGACCAAAGCCCTTTCCGATCTTACCGTTAAGATCGAAGATCGCCTCAACGATTTGGAGACGAAGACGGCCGACGCCTCGGCGCTGGTCTCTCGACTCGACAAGATCGAAACCCGGCTTTCGCGTCCGGGGCTCGCTGGTCGCGTCGTCGAGACGAAGGGCGAAGACCGCGCTGCTATCGAACGCAAGGCGTTCCTCGATTATGCGCGAGGCGCGGACTATGACCGCAAGGCTCTGACGGTCGCGACCAACGGCGGCTATCTCATTCCGCAGGTTCTTCTCTCTGAGCTTCAGAAGAATCTCGTTCTCTTCAGCCCGATTCGTAGCGTTGCTCGCGTTACTCAGATTGGCGTCGGAATGGTCACGCTCCCGAAGCGCACGGCGAATCTTTCGGGTGCGTGGGTTGATGAGACGGAGACGCGTTCCGAGTCTGCCCCGACCTATGGTTCGCAGGACTTTATCGCCCATGAATACGCGACCTGCATTGACGTGAGTGAGCAGCTTCTAGAGGATTCGCAGTTCGATCTTCAGTCGGAGCTTATCCGCGATATCGCCGAAGAGTTTGGCCGCGCTGAGGGCGCTGCATTCGTCAACGGCGATGGCGTGAAGAAGCCGACCGGCCTGTTCCATAGCCCGGCTCTTTCTTCGATCGTTAATGCTGCTGGCGCGACGCTCGCGGCCGATGATCTTATCGACCTGTTCCATGCGCTTCCGGGCTTCTATGCGCGCAACGGCGTTTGGCTCATGAACCGTTCAACGATCGGAAAAATTCGTAAGTTCAAGGCTCCGAATGGGGAATACATTTGGCACGACAACCCGTCTGCCGAGGCCTCTCTTGCGTTCGGCAACGCAGGCACGCTGTTAAGCCGTCCCGTCGTCGAGATTCCCGACGCCCCGGACGTCGCGCCTTCGACGATCAGCGTCGCGTTTGGCGACATGCAGAGCGCTTACCGCATTGTCGATCGTGTCAATATCGGCGTGAAGAGAGACGATTACACGCAGGCTGTGAATGGCAAGATTCGATTCATCGCGCGTCGTCGCGTCGGCGGCGACGTGGCGAAGTCCGAAGCTATCCGCTTCCTGAAGACCACGGCCTAATCATCATTCATGCGGGCGCTGTTCGGGCGCCCGCTTTTCAATTCCATTTTCTCATAGGAAAAATTCAAAATGTCTTCCCCCACTACGGGCGCAAAATCCAAATTCAGCATTGGCACCACCACGGCGGCAACCGACGCGGCGAGCTTCGCAGCGGACACCTTTACGGCGATCGACGAAATCGAGTCCTTCGGCGCGTTCGGCGATCAGGCCGAGACGATCAAATATACGGTTCTCGGCGACGATCGCGTGAAGAAGTTGCAGGGCGCAAAGGACGCCGGCTCCTTCGATCTTACGTGCATCTATCTCGCTTCCGACGCGGGGCAGGCGGCGGCACAGGCGGCTTTCGACGCCGGCAATGTCTACAACGTCAAGGTCGAACTCGGCGACGCTCTGACGAGTGGCGCGGGGCCGCATCACGGCACGACCTTCTATATGCGCGCCGTCGTGACGGAAGCGCAGATTGACGCGGGCAACTCGAAAGAGCCTGCGAAGATCAAGTTCAAGTTCGAGGTTACGAGCGCCGTCGTCACGGTCGCGGCGGCGTAAGGAAGACTCGAAATGCCGCGCCTTGCTGAAGACAAATTTGAAATACCGATCGGTCATGAGACGATCATTCTTCGTCCGACGCTTCGCGCGGCGACCCGACTCGAACGTCGGTTTGAGGGCTTCTCTCATATCCTTCGTGGAATCGCCGAGCAGAATATCACGATTATGGCGGCAGTTATAATCGAGGCGTCGGTCTCTCGCTCCGACCTTCTCGACTTGCTCGAACGCGATGAGAGGTTCCCACTTGGCGAGAAGACGGCCAATCTTGTCGAGCCTCTTATCTCGGTTGTTCTCGCACTCACGGGCGCGGACGAATGCGACGTGAAGAATGAGCCCGACGAAATCGAGCAAGAGCACATTTCATTCGCCGATCATCACGCGCGGCTGTTCAGGCTTGCGACGGGCTGGCTCGGCTGGACGCCCGAAACGACCTGGAACGCCACGCCTGCCGAGATCATGGAAGCCTATCAGGGCCGCCTCGATATGCTGAAGGCGATCTTCGGATCAAGCGAAGAGTCGAAGAAGGCGAAGGGCGTCGATAGCGATGAAGTCGCCGCATTTTTTTCGAAGCTCGCGGCAAGGGCTGCGTAATGGCCTCGCGCGCTCCCCGTATCTGTCCCTGCGGCAATGTCGTGAAATCCGGCGAGCGCTGCGCATGTCAGGCGAAGCGCGACAAAGAGCGCAAGGCCGAGTTCGATGAAAAGCGCCCGTCGTCGAGTGCGAGAGGATACGGCAGCAAGTGGACGCAGGCTCGCGCCGAATTCCTCGCCGCGCATCCGACTTGCAACCGTCCCGGCTGTGACGCCCCGGCGACGGTTGTAGACCACATCATTCCGCATAGGGGAGATATGAAGCTCTTTTGGCGTCGCTCGAACTGGCAACCGCTTTGCGCGCATTGTCACAACGTATGGAAGCAGAGTCAGGAAAAACGTCAGTGAGTATCGATACCTTTACGCCGCCGATCAATCCGAGCGTCGGCGCACAAAAGAAGCCGGAACTCAAAATACTTGAGGCGACTTTCGGCGATGGATATACGCAAGCCTCGGCTGACGGCTTGAACCATATCCGTGACTCGCTCACTCTGAATTGGGAAGCGCTCACGATCGCACAGAGCGACGCAATCGAAGCCTTCCTGAATACGCAGGGCGGCGTAACCCCGTTTCTTTGGACCGCTCCCGGCGACGCCACGCCGAGGAAGTGGACGTGCAAGGATTGGGAAGTGACCTATCGCACGACCCACTTTCGCAGCATCAAAGCGACCTTCAAGCAGAGCTTCAATATCGTGATTTAGTGCTATGAGTGATTCAATTCGTGAAACGTGGCGCGGCGTTATAGATCGCGCAATCATCGATGCTACCTCGCCGGATGCAAGCGCTGCGGCGCGCGAAACGGCTCGATCCTGGTTGCTCAACGCGCCACAGTATTTCAGGAAAGTTTGCTCAAATGCCGGCTTAGACCCGGATGACGTCCGGGAGGCCGCAGAGGTAAAGATCGCACAAGCGATAGCACTTGAATCGGAAGGTAAGCGGCGACGCTCGAAACTCGAACAGCGGGAAGCGAAGCGCGAGGAGAGAGAAGCGCAACGCCTGCTTCGTCCGACAATCGAAGCGGTGAGTCCTGCGTTCCTGACAGCCGAGCATAACGGCGAGATTCATTCGCTAGTGGAATGGTCTCGGCGCACGGGAATAAAATACGCGACGTTGCAATATCGTTTTCGAAAGAGAGGCCTTCGCGGCGATAAATTATTCGCTCTGCTATCAATGGGGCCGGAACCCGAGCGTTTCGAATTTCGTGGCGAGATGCTGACAATCAAAGAGCTAGCAGCCCGCGCAGGCGTTCCTGTCGTAACGATGCGCGATCGTCTTAAGCGCTCGCATTGTGCAACGGTCGAGGAAGCTGTTTCGAAGGAATTCCATAAACGCAGCGATGCGCCGCGCTATGAGTATGAGGGTAGGTCTCTGCCGCTTCGTGAATGGGCGAAGATCGCAGGCCTATCAGTCGAATGTCTCGGGCAGAGAATGCGAGACGGTATGACCTTCGCCGAAGCGATCACGAAACGGCCAGTGCGTAAGTCGGATCAAGCACGCCAGATGACGGCGCTTCGCATGGCGGCGAAGGAAGCCGCAGAGTGACAGCAGCACTCACGATCAAGGCGGCGAACAGAGCGCCGAGAGTTGTAGAGGCTGTAGAAGGCGGAGCGCTCGCACTCGGCAGCACGGACTCGATTGTCGTCATTCACGCTGTAGAAGCCCTCGGCGCGTTCACCGTCACGCTTCCCCCTGCAACCGGGCTAGTTCCCGGCAAAGAGATACGCATTGGCTTTGCGGTCGCGGTCGCAGCGCTCACGATGAATGCCGGAGACCTGAATACATTCCTGATAACGCCACCTTCTACCGTCTCGGCGAACACCGCGCTGCGCTACGTGCTGGACGCATCGAACCGCTGGTGCGCGGTTTGAGTGAGGATGCGAAAAAGCATTGAAAAACAACACGATAGGTGGGTTGATGGCGCCCGAGGGCCGGGGGTGGTCTCAAACCTTTGAAATCATTGGGGGACCGGCCTGGGGAGGAGCGCGCGCTATTTTTTCTAATTGGAGATTTTTCATTTGTAGGAAATCATACCTATTGTTACAATATAGATAAGGTTTGGAGTTCCAATATTGTGACTATTTCAATCGACGATCTTAAAGCGCACCTAAATATCACCGATACGACCGACGACGCCCTTTTGACGAAGCTAATCGAGCGCGCCACGGATTTCACTGAAACCTTTGTCGGGACGCTCGGCGACACGCCGAGTCCTTCGCTCCTACAGGCTATCACTGTCCTTGCCGCCTTCTATTATGAGAACAGAGAGGCGGCAATTATCGGCTCTACTCCCCATGATGCGCCCTTCGGCTTTTGGGATTTGGTCACGCCGCATAGACAGTGGGCTTTCTGACATGAGCGCCCAACTCGATAGGCTGAAGGCCCGCCTTGAGGCAATCCCGAAGGAAGTCAGAGAGGCTGTTCGGCCGGCGCTGGAAAGGAGCGGCGAAGAGCTTGCGTCGCGGATGAAGGCGTTAGCGCCCGAGGATAGCGGCGCGCTCAAAGAGTCCATACAGGCGACGCCGCCCGGCGGAACCGTCCCGCCGCGTTCGATCGGCGCTGGCGATGAAAAGACGGCCGGCGAGCTTCAAACGATCGTGACCGCTGGCGACGCCAAGGCCTTCTATGCGCGGTGGGTTGAGTTCGGCACAGAGAAGACGCCGGCGCACCCCTTCTTCTTCCCCGCCTATCGATTGACCCGCGAGCGCATTAAGCGCCGCCTTGCGCGCGCCATCGGTAAGGCCGTTAGAGAAAATTGGAATAAGCAATGACGCCCTCATACGATCTTCAACTTCAGATGCGCGCCTTGCTCGCAGGCGATGCGACTGTCACGGCGCTGGTTCCTGCCGCGAACATCTTCGATCGCCACAAGAGCCCCGAGGTTTTCCCTAAGATCGTTCTCGGCGAGCACCAGGAAGTAGGCGACGACCTCACATTTGATCGCAATACGACGCGGGTTTTCTCGACGCTGCATGTCTTCACGCGTGATCTTGGGCTTGGAACCGCGAACAAGATCGCCGGCGCGGTTCGGAAGGCGCTTGTCGGTAAGATCATGGGCTACGTCGATTTCCGATTTGAGAGCGTGCATTTTCAGCGCGACCCCGATGGTGAAACTGGACACGCCATTCTGTCGTTCGAGGCGTTGTTTTGGGAACCTGCGGAATGAGGGCAGGGCTCCTAGATCGAACCATTACCGTCGAGCGCTATTCCGAGACGCTGGACGAAGCGGGCGTTCCGGTTCCGGTTTGGACCGTGGTTGCGACGTTGCGCGCACAGTTGTTGCGCAATGAAACGCCCGAGACGGTCACGAATTCCGGCGCGAACGAATCGATTCAAGTGCTGCGCACGTTCCGCACTAGGTTTGCAGTCGTGAACGATCATGATCGCATCATCTATGAGGGCGCGGCTTACGACATTATCGACGTCGAGGAATTAGGGCGCCGACGTGGGTTGCAGATTAGAGCGAGGAAGCGCGGGCTATGAAAGGGCGCAAAACCTCTTCGATCAAGGTCGATAGCAGCACGCTTACCAAGGCTCTTCGCGTTCCTGCGTGGTTGTCGAAAGATGCTAAGGCCGAGTGGCGGCGCATCATGCCGCTTCTAATCGAGCGCCGAGTTGTCACGGAATCGGACCTCGGCTCGGTCGAAAATTATTGCGTTTCGATCGGCCGTATTCGCGAAATCGAGCGGCTAATTCAGTCGGCTGAAACCCTCGATCCGAAGCTATTCAGAATGCAGGACAAGGCGTCTCAAACGGCGCGCCAGCTCGCGGCGGAGCTTGGTCTCACGCCTGTTTCGCGCTCGCGGCCGTCATTAGCTGACGAAGCGGACGAAGGCGACGACGACCTTGGCTTGTGATACTTACCCGCATTGGTTATTTGACGCGTCGCCGATTGACGACCCTTTCGGCTACGGCGAGCGCGCGGTCAAGTTCATTCGTGCGCTGAAGCATCCGAAGACGGGTAGGGAGTTCCAACTCGATAGGTGGCAAGAGCGCCTTGTCCGGCGCATCTATGGGCCGCGCCATGCTGACGGAACGCGCATTGTGCGGCAAGTCATCATGCTTGTGTCGCGCGGCGCTCGCAAGACGACCCTCGGCGCGGCGCTTGCGCTGTTGCACACTGTCGGACATGAGAAGGTCGCGAACGGTCAAGTTTTCCTCGCCGCATATGACCGCGAGCAAGCGCGCATCGCCTATCAGGAAGCGCACGGCATGGTTACGTCGCATCCGAAAATCAAAGCGGCGACGAAGATTCTCGATTACAGACATGAGATTCGGCATAGCAAGTCGCGCGCGACAATCAAGGCTGTGTCGAGCGATGCGAACGCCTCGAACGGATTGACGCCCGCCTTCGCGCTCATTGACGAGATACACGCATGGAAGAAGCGCGAGCTATTGGACGTGCTGCGGACAGGTCTCTCTAAGACGGCCGGGACGCTTTGCCTGATTATCTCACAAGCGGGGCGCGGACAGGAAAGCGTAGCGTCCGAGGTTTACGACTACGCGCGTAAGGTGGCGCGCGGCGAGATCGAAGACCCTGGCACGCTTCCGATATTGTTCGAGACGCCCGCCGACGCGGATTGGCGCGACGAAACGGTTTGGCACAAGGCGAATCCGGGGCTAGCGCTCGGCTATCCCGACTTGCCGTCGCTTCGCCAGATGGCGCGGGAAGCGGAGAACCGCCCGGCGCTTCGTGAGAAATTCAGGAACGATCATTTAGGGGTATGGCTCGACTCGCAACAAGACCCTTGGATTGACTCGCTCATTTGGGATGAATGCGCGGCGGCTATTCCGCTTGAAGAGCGTGGCAAGGAAGAGTCATGCTGGTTAGGCGTAGACCTCGGCTCAACAAGCGACCTTACGGCAGTCGTCGCGGCGTTCCGAGATCAAGACGACGGCTTCTCTCTATATCCCTTCGTCTTCGCGCCCGAGGACTCTCTTCGGCCTCGCCAAGATCGTGGCGAAGCGCCCTATGTGCGATGGAAGGAAGCGGGGTATTTGATTGCGACGCCCGGCAATGTGACGGATTGGGATTTCGTCGAGTCGAAAATCCGCGAGCTATGCGAACGATTCAACGTTCAAGAGATCGCAGCGGACCCGTGGGGCGCGCGCCTCATGTTGTCTCGGCTTACCGATGACGGATTACCGACGATGGAACATCGGCAGGGATTCGTATCGATGAGCGCGCCTATGAAATCGTTCGAGCGCGCGGCGCTGGCGAAGAAGCTGCGGCATGATGGAAATTCGATTCTGCAATGGTGCGTTGCGAATGTCGTCGTCGATCAAGACCCGGCGGGCAATATCAAGCCGAACAAATCGAAGTCGCGCGAGAAAATAGACGTAGCGGTTGCGGGCATTATGGCGCTTGGTCGCGCCGAAATGAATGAGGGCGGTTGCGTTTACATGGATGTGAACGCACGCCCGAATGGAATTCTATTCATATAAGGTGATTTATGGCTACGGAAACTGAGCAACTTGTCGTCGCATTAGAGGCGCGCATCGATCAATTTGAGAAATCGTTCAAGCGGGCCGCTGGAGTCTCCAATGATAATTGGACGGCGATCGAACGGCGAGGCGCACAGGGCGCAAAGCGCCTCGAGGATGCTTTCATTAACTCGGGGCGTGCTGCGCAGCGCATGACGCAGCTTATGGGGAACTCGGCCGACGTCGGGCGGCAGATGACCGCGCTTATGAGCCTTTCGAGCGCCGTCGATAAACATTCCGCATCGATGCAGCTCAATAGACTCCAAATGATGGAGCTCGCGCACGTCTCGCGCGCGCTGTTTGACTCGCTCGCGTCGGGACAACATCCGACGCGCGCCCTTGCGATGGAAGGCGGACGCATCGCCGAGATTTTCGCAATGGGGAAGGGCGGCGTCGGCGGAACGCTCGCAGCGCTCGGCGGGATGGCGGCGAAATATGTTCCGGCTCTTGTCGCGTTCGGCGCGGCGCTTGCTGCATATGAGACGGGCGCATCGACTCTCGAAAAATTCGCCGAGGTAGTGGAGAGGAGCGAGAGGGCGGGCGTCTCGACGAACCTTTTCCAGGGCTGGCGCGATCAAGCGGAGCGGCTTCGCCTTACCGTCGAGGAAATGGAAGCGGCTATCGAACGCGCCGGGAAGACTCTCGAAGGGCAATTGAATCCGATCAGGCAGAATGCGGGCGGCGATCTATCGAAGCGTGCGAATTATCTTTCCGATTTCATGGGAAAAGATACTGAATCGAAAGCGGCCGTCGAGAATGCGAAATCGGTTGATGAATTGCATCAAGCGGCGCTGTTGCTCGTTCGAGATTATCTTTCGGCGTCGGAAGAGTTGCGTTCACAAAATCTCGAACTCGAATCTGCGCAGCGGAAAATCGACGCGGCGCGCATCGCTACCGAAGTTTGGGGCGAGGCTGGTAAAAAAGTTGTCGAGGGAATCGAGAACGGTTCGCTCAACGTCGATACGTTCATTGAAAAATCTCGGGAAGCCGGGAATGTTTGGTCGGCAGATATCCTAGAGGCGCAGAAAAAGACAAATCAGGCGCTTGAAGAGGCGCGCAAGCACCTGTCCGACGAAATGAAGCCCGCGTTCGAGGAAATCGAAAAGATATCGCTCGGCGTTCTCGACGCATGGGCAGGAATCTTAAATCGGATTGCCGACGCGGTTCATAAGGCGAAAGAACTATCGACTTCGCTTCGTTCCGCGACGCAGGAATTAAAAGATCGTGAGGCCGCGCGAAATGATAAGGGCGGCGGACCTTCATTTAAGGACACGTTCAAGGAATATCTCAATCCTGCCGAAGCGCCGCCGATTCGTGAAATCGATGCGCCGCTTCCCCCGTCTCGGCCGAACAATCTCGACGCGAAGCCGGAGAAGGCGGGGCGCTCGCATGCGGAGAAGGCGGACCAAGTTGAACGCCTGATTCAGTCGCTCACGCGCGAGAACGCTTCGCTTGCCGGTGAGGCCGATGCGCTCGGGAAGTCGAATGTGGAGCGCGAAAAGGCGATCGATTTAGCTCGGGCCGAGGAAGCGGCGAAAGAGCGCGGGCGTGCGCTCACGGATCAAGAGCGCGCTTCGATCGAACAGCTTGCCGAATCTCACGCACAGCTTCGTGAAAAAATCGACGCGGCGAGGAAGGCGGATCAAGAGTTCAAATCGGCGCTCGGCGAGTTCGGGGCCGACCTGCGCACGTCCTTTGCCGATGCGATCTTGAACGGGCAAAAACTTTCAACCGTTCTCGACACGTTGCTGAAGAAGCTTGCAAGCCAAGCGTTCAATAAGGGCTTCGATGCTATCTTTAGTAGTGTGACGAGTGGGCTTTCGTCCGGTTCGGCTGGCGGATTGTTCGGCGGATTGCTTCATTTCGCGGATGGCGGGAAGATCGAGGGGGCGGGCGGGCCGAGATCGGATTCGATACTCGCGGCCGTCTCCAATGGCGAATTCGTCGTGAACGGCGCGGCGACTTCAAAATATCTCCCGCTGCTACAGGCGCTCAATTCGGGCCGCCTCCCGAAGTTTGCAGACGGCGGGCTTGTGGGCGCACCGAGCCTTCCCTCGCTTAATCCTACTGGAAGCGTAGGAAATAAGGCCGGAAGTCTTCACGTCTCGCCTACTATCAATGTTCAGGTTGCTGGCGGGTCACAGGGCGAGGAAGCGGACAACAAGTTGGGTAAGACGATCGCGACGCAAGTAGAAGAGCAAATACGGGGCGTCGTCATTAACGAGATTCTTGTGCAGCAACGCCCCGGAAACCTTCTTTGGAGGGAAGGCGGGCGCTAA